CCCAACAGGCTCAACATCTGAGTTTGCTGTAGTTGGTTACAAAGGCACAAACGCATACGATGCTGGTATGTTCTACTGCCCATACGTTCCTCTACAAATGGTTCGTGCTGTTGATACAGGTACATTCCAGCCTAAGATTGGTTTCAAGACTCGTTACGGTCTAGTTGCTAATCCGTTTGCTGAAGGTACTGACCAAGGTTTAGGTGCTCTGACTACTCAGTCAAACAACTACTACCGTGGTTTCCGTATTGCGAACTTAATGTAATTTTGTTAGCAGATGAAGTCACCATTAGAGTGACGTACTTCAGAGAGGCTCCTTCGGGAGCCTCTTTTTTTATCTTATAAATATAACTATGACAGTTCTTACACGTAACCCATCTAATCCAAATAGTTTACAGCCAAATAAGTTCACGTTGAATTTCTCACGTGCGCCTAATCTTCAATACTTTTGTCAAACTATTTCATTACCAGGTCTTTCGACATCAGAAATTCCTGTACAAAATCCATTTGTTGAACTCTATGCGCCTGGTGAAAAGTCAATCTATGATGTGTTGAATGTGACATTCATTGTGGATGCTGAGATGTTATCGTGGTTAGAGATTCATGATTGGATTCGTGCTATGACTTTCCCAACTGAGTATGAAGAATATCAAAATCTAAGTAAGCTTTCACAATTTACTTCAGCGCAAGCTACAAAGACACCACAATACGCTGATGGTGCGGTAACAATTTTATCAGCATCAAACAAACCATACTACCGCTTCAACTTCAAAGATTTATTTCCAATATCATTATCTGGCTTTGTTGTGTCTACTACCGACACACCAGATACAATAATTACCGCAGACGCTACATTTAGATTTACCTATTATAATGTAGAAAAATTATTCTAAATGTGATATACTCCTAATAAGGAGATAGACTATGAGCAAACTTGACGAAGTATTACAAATGTGGACTGCGGATTCTAATATTGACCGCACTGAACCAGGTAAAGCACTGATTGATATTCCAAAACTTCACAGTAAGTACCTGAATATTCTTTCATCACATCGGTTGTTAGCCAAAGAAGCAGAGTTTCAATACAACAAATGGCGTAAACTTAAATGGGAATACTATACCGGTAAGCTTGATGATGATGAATTGAAAGCACGTGGTTGGGAACCATTTCCATATACACTCAAATCTGAGATCAATACATACTTAGAAGCAGATGATGATGTTAATAAGTATCTTGTCAGAAAACTTCTACATGAAGAGGTTGTTGAAGTATGTCAAGCAATACTAAAAGAATTAAACAATAGAACATGGGAACTACGTTCCTTTATTGATTGGGAAAAATTTATTCAAGGTGTCTGATCTAGTCTTATACAAACAGAACGAAGCGTTTCTGAAATTTGATTGTGAAAGAAGTGTTGCTCAAGAATTAGCAGACTATTTTACATTTTATGTACCTGGTTATCAGTTTATGCCTGCGTACAAGAATCGTTTGTGGGATGGAAAGATAAGGTTAGCTGACTTACGTTCATACACAATCTATCATGGTCTTGTTCCATACATTCAGAAGTTCTGTGATGAGAGAGGCTACAAGCTTGCGATTGATACACCAGTAAACATTACGGAGAGTTTTTCAGCAGCAGAAGCTAAGGAGTTTATTGATCAACTTAATCTGGACAAAAGCATTATATCAGAAGGGGTTAGAGAATATCAATACAAAGCATTCATTACTGCCATAAGAAACAAAAGAATGTTGTTACTATCACCGACTGGCTCTGGTAAGTCGTTGATTCAGTATATGATACTACGTTATCTTCAAAGTAAAGATTATAAGAAAGGACTACTAATTGTTCCTACAACTTCTCTTGTTGAGCAAATGTATTCTGATTTTGTATCATACGGCTACGATGCCGCAGAGTATGCCCATCGACAGTATTCGGGAAAAGACAAGCATACAGATAAATTTCTGACCATTACTACATGGCAATCTATCTACAAGAATCCACCAGAATACTTTGAGCAGTTTGATTTTGTATTAGGTGATGAAGCACACCAATTCAAGGCAAAGTCATTGACTACCATCATGACTGGCTTGAAGAATGCTGAGTATCGTATTGGTTGTACAGGTACTATTGACGGTACACAAACACACAAGTTGGTGTTAGAAGGATTGTTTGGACCGGTATATCAATCTACTACCACAGCTAAACTGATTGAGAATAAACAACTTGCTGATTTTAAAATCAAATGTTTGGTGTTGAAGTATCCAGAAGATATTTGTAAACAATCTAGAGGTTGGGACTATCAAGCGGAGATAGACTACATAGTAACAAGTAGATACCGCAATGAGTTTATTCGTAATCTAGCTATATCATTAGAAGGTAACTCACTTATATTATTTAACTTGGTAGAGAAACATGGTAAACATCTTTTTAAACTCATTGAAGAAAAAGCTAGTAATCGGCACGTTTTCTTTGTGTATGGTCGAACAGATGTGGAAGTCCGTGAAGAAGTCCGTGCAATAACGGAGAAAGAAAACGATGCGATCATTGTTGCTTCTTATGGTACTTTCAGCACTGGCATTAACATTCGTAATCTCCACAACGTTATCTTTGCTTCCCCAAGTAAGTCGAGAGTTCGTAACTTGCAGTCTATCGGTCGTGGGCTTAGAATTGGAGATAATAAAACTGAAGCGGTGCTATATGACATTGCCGATGATTTTCGTATAGGCAAACATGTAAATTTTACATTGAAACATTTTGGAGAAAGATGTAAAATATACGATGAGGAAAAATTTAAGTATAAATTCTATAATATAGAGGTCAAAAATGCATAACGTCAAACTCATAAGAATGCAGTCTGGTGAAGATATTATGGCTTCTATGATCGAGCAAGAAGATTCTGACATCATTCAATTAGATGATCCGATGCGTTTGGTATTTCGCCGTTTACCGACTGGGCAAACAGTAATGATGATGATGCCTTGGTTGCCAGTTGAACTAATCAAAGAGTTCAGCGCAACCATCTATGCTACTGATATTGTTACTATGGTTGAACCAAGAGAAGAGATGATAAAGTATTATGGTAAGCTTGTAGCAAAGGTAGTTGAAGATGTAAAAGACGCTGATGAAATATTACATAGACTTTTATCAGAACAAGATGAACCAGAATATGAAGAAGATGATGGTCCTTTAACAGAAGATCAACTAGAACAACTTCTTAAAGATATAAAGACCAGTAAACTACATTAAAAGGATTTTTCGTTATGTCAAAAGTGGTGACATTTGTTATACCAAGCAGTGCTGCTCAAGCATATCAAGCACTTGCTAATAAGTATTCTGCTATTGAACCTCCAACATGGGCACTGTTACTTGCTAACGCTGTTCGTGTTGAAGGTTATGATCCTTGTATTCTAGACTTCGATGCTGACCCAGCACGTGACTATGAACACGCAGCACATAAGATTGCTGATACAGGCACAGATATAGCAGTCTTTGTTCTTTACGGACAAAATCCAAACTCAGGCACCACAATGATGATTGGTGCTTCCAAGTTAGCAACTCAACTCAAACTTTCACACCCATCAATCAAGATCGTATTCATTGGCTCACATGCTTCAGCATTGCCATATGATGTAATTGGTTTACCATATGTTGATTTTGTATTCATCAATGAAGGTGTATATGGTTTACTTGATTTACTACAAACAAACTATGTTGACGAATTAGATAAGGTTCGGGGTTTGGTGTATAAGAAGCATGGGCTACCTGCTGTTGGTGCTCCTGGTGAAATTGTACAAACCAAAGATATGGATCGTGTGATGCCTGGTTATGCTTGGGACTTGTTACCAAAAGATAGAAAACTATTAGACAAATATCGTGCTCACTATTGGCACAACTATTTTAAAGATGATGGTCGTACACCGTTTGCTGCTATCTCAACATCATTAGGTTGTTCATTTGGATGTAACTTCTGTATGATTAACATTGTTAACCGTACATCATATGAACAAGGTGTTGTTTCATCAGACTCACGTGGTATGAGATTCTGGTCACCCGAATTAATGCTCAAAGAGTTTGAGTATCTGTATGAGAATGGTGTTCGTACCGTTCGACTGACAGATGAAATGTTCTTCCTGAATAAGAAATATTACATACCAATTCTAGAAGGTATCAAGCAACGTGGTATGGACTTTAACTTCTGGGCATACGCACGTGTCGATTCTGTTCGCAAAGATCAACTTGAACTATTCAAAGAAGCTGGTGTGAATTGGTTGTGCCTTGGTATTGAAGCAGCAAATCAAAATGTTCGTCTTGAAATTGAAAAGGGTAAGTTTGAAGATGTAGATATTCGTCGTGTTGTTTCAGACATCAAATCAGCCGACATTAACATTCTTGGTAACTACATGTTTGGTTTTCCAGAAGATACTATGGAAACAATGCAAGAGACACTTGATTTGTCACTTGAACTGAATACAGAACATGCTAACTTCTATGCTGCTATGGCATTGCCAGGTAGCCCATTGTATATGTACGCTAAAAATAGTGGTTGGGATTTACCACAATCATTTGAAGAGTTTGCTTTTTTATCATATGATTGTAAACCATTGCGTACCAAAACACTGGAAGGTGCTGAAGTGTTGAAGTTCCGTGATGAAGCATGGCACAAATACTTTTCACATGAACCATTTTTAAATCTTGTCGAAACAAAATTTGGTGAAGATTCAAGAAAGAATATTGAAAAGATGTCAAAGATTAAATTAAAGCGTAAAATACTTGGAGATTGATTATGGATTTGCAAAGACAAGCAAACTTATATCGTAAAGAATTATTTGAGAAGTTTGTAGAAGTTAGGCAAGGGCATCCTGGTTCCACATTCTCAATGCTTGAGATAGTAACCACACTTTATCATGGTGGTTATGTTGGCTTTGAAGATAAAGTTATTATTAGTAAAGGACATGCCACTGTTGCATTGTATCCGATTCTAAAAAACTTAAACATTATTCCACATGAAGATTGGGATAATTGGGGTAAAGGTAAACCAACAAGTTTACGTGTGTTTGGTAACATTTCTATTCCAGGCATTGACATGACTTCTGGTTCACTTGGGCATGGAGTTGGTGTTGGTGCTGGTATGGCTATTGCTAATCCACGTAATCATGTTTATGTTGTCATCTCAGAAGGTGAACTCTATGAAGGTTCAACATGGGAAGCACTGTTGTTCGTTGCTCATCGTCAAATACCAAACATGACTATCTTTATTGACGTAAACAATCTTATCATTCTTGGTAAGACAGATGATTGTTTGAAACTCAATTCAATTCGACACAAGTTATCTGGCTTTGATTTTGATTTGTATACTGTTGACGGTCACAATACAAACTCAATTTCAGCAGCACTAGATGCTCAGTCAGTACAACCAAAAATTATTATTGCTAACACAGTGAAAGGTAAAGGCTTCAGCTTGATGGAGAACAAACCTGAGTGGCACTATATGCAAGCTATTACACCAGAACAAATTGAACAATGCCGCAAGGAGATTAATGATGTTACAGCGTGATGCTTTTATTGAAGAGATTAAAAAACGATTAGAAACAGATAAAGATATTTACTTTCTATCAGCAGACTTTGGTGCAGCAGCACTAGACTCTCTGCGTGAAATATATCCAGATAACTTTATTCATTGTGGTATTTCAGAGCAAGCAATGATTGATATTGCTACCGGTTTAGCATTACAGGGTAAGAAAGTATTCTGTTATGCTATGGCACCATTCATTTCTCTTCGTGCTATTGAACAAATTAAATGTGGTCCGTCGATGATGAATCTACCAATTGCTATATTATCTGTTGGTATTGGTATTGGATATGCTGATGCTGGTCCTACACATTATATTACTGAGGACTTTGCTTGTATGCGTTCAATTCTAAACCTGAATATGTATACATTAGCAGACGCAAGTTCAGCAAAAAGATTAGCTAATAAACTGCTGGACAATCCAGAGTTGTGTTACATACGTTTTGATCGACACGATCAACCAGAGTTACCAGTAACTAATTTCAAAACAGATTTGACATATAGATTAATTGGTGATATGATAACAACTGATAAAGTTTTGTTAATTGGTTCTGGTAAGATGTCGCATATTATCAATGAGGTGTGTGAACGTAATAAGCTCACATACAAAGTCGTTGGTGTAGATTTAATTCGTGCTAAACCATTTCCTAATACATTAACAATTCTGTTAGAAGCAGCAAAAGGTGCCATAGTTATTGATGAACAGACACCATCTGGTTCACTTGGTGCTGCTGTAATGGAAGCTATGTCTGAAAAGAATATACTAAAGAAAGTAAAAGTAATTACACTACCAGAAGAATATTTGTTTGAGAATGGTGGTCGTGAGTATCTGCTAAAGAAGCATGGTCTAAGTGCAGATAATATTGAAAAAGTATTGAATGATAATTTCTAAAACGCCGTATCGTCTGTCATTGTTTGGGGGAGGCACAGATTATCCAGCATGGTATGAAAAGAATCCATCAAAGGTAATCTCTGCTTCTATGGCATATTATTGCTATATTAGTTTGAAAAAGTTGCCTCCATATTTTGATTATGTGAATAGAGTTATTTACTCTAAGATAGAAAGTGTACCAGACATATCACAGATTGAACATCCTTCTGTAAGAGAGTGTTTAAAATACTATGGTATACCTAATGGCATTTCTATTAGTCATGATGGTGATCTACCTGCTAGGTCTGGCATTGGATCATCTTCTTCATTTACTGTTGGATTGATTAACGCTATCACAACATATCTTGGTGAGTCATACAGCTCATATGATTTAGCTAATGATGCTATTCATATTGAACAGAATCTTATTGGTGAATCTGTTGGTGTACAAGATCAAATTATGGCAGCGATGGGTGGTGTGCAAGTGATTGAACTATCCAAAGATGGTAAAAAAATTATGCCACTGGCTGCGTCATACAGATATTATGAAGAACTACAGTCACATATAATGTTAGGATTTTCTGGTATCGATAGACTATCTGATGTTCATGCTAAACAACAAGTTGATAATATTAAGTTTGGTAAATCTGAAAAGTATTTAAAAGCAATAACTGATATAACCAATGAAGCATATGAAATGATGCTCAATAAAGCATCGATGAAAGAACTTGGTAAGTTACTTGATAGACAGTGGACATACAAACGTCAATTAACAGATGATGTTACAAACGATTACATAGATATAATACATAACAAAGCAATGACTGCTGGTGCTTATGGTGGAAAGTTAATGGGTGCTGGTGGTGGTGGATTCTTTATGTTTCTTGCACCGCCAGAACAACATGAGAGAATTAAATTAGCAATACCTGAAATCAATGTGTGGGTGCCATTTGAGTTTGACTTTGAAGGCAGCACAATAATTATGGAGTGATTATGAAATACCCTTTGATGTCTGATAACGTTACAAGAGAAGATTTAGATTTGGTAATCGAACATCTAAAAAAAGACAATCCAAAACTTACTAATGGTCCTGAGTGCCGTGCTTTTGAACAAGCATGGAGCAAGTGGTTGGGTGTAAAGTATTCCGTGTTTGTAAACTCAGGTGCTTCTGCTAATCTATTGTCAATGACAATGTTGAAGATCAAACATCCAGAAGGTGGTGAAGTTATTGTACCACCTTTCACGTGGGTATCTGATGTTGCTTCTATTCTTCAATGTGGTTTTACACCAGTGTTTGTTGATATTGATTTAGATACACTTGGTATGAACACCGAAGGTATTCTCAAAGCAGTCACACCAAAAACACGTGCTGTGTTTCTTACATACGCACAAGGTTTTGATTGCCTTACTGATGAACTTTTACTCAAACTTCGTGCGTTAAACATTCCATTGATTGAAGATGTATGTGAGTCGCATGGTGCTACACACAATAATCAACTGCTAGGTAGTTTTGGTTGGATGTCTAACTTCTCATTCTACTTTGCTCATCACATGTCCACTATTGAAGGTGGTATGGTATGTACGAATGATCCAGAAGTATATCACACAGTTCGTATGCTTCGTTCACATGGTATGGTACGTGAATGTGACTCACCAGAAATGACTGAACAATACAAAGCAGAAAATCCAGAACTCAATCCAGATTTTATCTTTGCTTACCCAGCATACAATATGCGTAACACAGAAATTGGTGGCATACTTGGACAAAATCAGTTGAAATATCTGGATGATAATGTTAAAATACGTAATGAGAATCTATTTTATTTCTTATCTAAATTAGATCAAAAGAAATATAAAGTAGATTTCAAGTTGGTAGGATGTAGTAACTATGCTTTCAATCTTGTATTACAACCTGAGTATGCTAACCCAGATTTTGTGAAAAGATTGATGGGTAAAATGCGTGATAATGAAATCGAGTTTCGTCGTGGCTCTGCTGGTGGTGGTAATCAACTTCGTCAACCATATTTAAAATCGACATATGATGATTACTATCTAGATTTTCCTAACACGGAGCACATGCATTTTTATGGCTTCTATATTGGAAATTATCCAACACTAAAGAAATCTGCAATAGATGAAATCGTTGACGTTTTAAATAGGGTATAACATGGAACAGTGGCGTGTATTAGTAACCGGTGGTGCTGGTTACATCGGAAGCATTTTGGTAGAGTATCTATTACAAATGAACTGTATAGTTACAGTGATAGATAACTTCATGTTCAAACAAAATAGTTTGAATCATTTGTGTGAAAATAAAAATTTAAAGATTGTGAATGGTGACATTCGTAATCCAGAACACATTGGTCCACTGTTGAGAAATGCCGACATTATTATTCCTCTTGCTGCTTTGGTTGGTGCTCCACTGTGTAATAAAGATGTAGTTGGAGCAGATACAACAAATAAAGAAGCTGTATTTTGGATGCTTGATCGTATCTCAAAAGAACAACGTATCATTATGCCAACTACCAATTCAGCGTATGGTACAAGCAGCGAAATCTGTACAGAAGATTCACCACTAAATCCTATCTCCAAATATGCCATTGATAAAGTAGCAGTTGAAGAAGTGTTGATGCAACGTGAGAACTCAATCAGCTATCGTTTAGCTACAGTGTTTGGTATGTCACCACGTATGCGTACTGACTTGCTCGTAAATGATTTGACTTACCGTGCTGTCAATGATGGTTATGTCGTTATCTTTGAAGGTCATTTTAAACGAAACTACATTCATGTTCGTGATGTATGTGAAGCATTTTTGCATGCCATCTATCAGTTTGAAGAAATGAAAGGCAACATCTATAATGTCGGACTCTCTTCTGCGAACGTTTCAAAACTGGAACTCTGTGAAATTATCAAAGAACATGTACCTAACTTTACGATTGTTGAAGGTGATATCAAGCGGGATCCCGATCAAAGAAATTATATTGTTTCAAATGAAAAATTAGAAGCAACAGGTTGGATGCCGTATTATAGATTAGATGATGGTATTCAAGAACTCATCAAAGGTTACACATATCTTAAAAACAATATTCATGGTAATGTATAATGGCAACTAAACACTATGTAAACAATGCTGATTTTTTAGCTGCTCTTGTTAAATATCGTGATGATTGTAAATCAGCAAAAGAAAATAGCAAACCAGAACCAAAGATTCCAGATTATATTGGTGAGTGTTTTCTAAAGATTGCTGAACATCTATCACGTAAGCCAAACTTTATTTCATATACTTACCGTGATGAAATGATATCTGATGGTGTAGAGAACTGTATTCAATACTTTCGTAACTTTGATCCAGACAAATCTAATAATCCATTTGCTTACTTCACACAGATAATTTATTATGCTTTTCTGCGTAGAATTATGCGTGAAAAGAAACAACTGTATGTCAAGTACAAAGCTACTCAACAGTTTGGAATGTTAGATGAAGGTGAGATGTATGAAGATGAAAATGGCAACATGAGACAATTTGAACTGTACGATAACATCTCCGAGTTCATTCATAACTTTGAAGAAAATAAGAAAAAGAAAAAGGCAAAGAAGTCGGAAGGACTTGAACAGTTCTTAGATGATGATGTAGAATCATAGTATGAAGATATGCATACTTGGTGATACACATTTTGGAATGCGTGGTGATTCTCTTGATTTTCATAAATACATTGAGAAGTTCTACGAGAACACGTTCTTTCCTTACCTAAAACAAAATGGTATTACAACCGTTATACAACTTGGTGATCTATTCGACCGCCGTAAGTTTATTAACTTCAATTCACTCTATTTGTGCCGTAAATATTTCTTTGATAAACTTAGAGAGAACAACATTGCGTTCATTACGCTTCTTGGCAACCACGATGTCGCATTCAAAAACACCCTAGAAGTAAACTCTTCACAACTGCTACTGAATGAATATGATAATATTACTATATACGATTCTTTTGGTACAGTTAATCTTGACGGTATTGATATTGACATTATACCTTGGCTCTGCGATGACAACCAAGATGAAATCTTTGCTCAAATAAAATCTACTAAATCACAAATCTGCTTGGGGCATTTTGAACTTGATGGTTTTGAAATGGAACGTGGCGTTATTCATCATGGTGGGCTTGACAGAAACGTTCTAATGAAGTATGATGTAGTATTGTCTGGTCACTTTCATCACAAATCATCAGACGGTACTATTACCTATGTTGGTACACCATATGAAATGACATGGTCCGATTACAATGATCCACGTGGCTTTCATATCTTTGATACGGCTACACGTGAAGCAGAGTTTGTACAGAATCCATATCGTATGTTTTACAAATTAAATTATGATGATGAGCTTGAACATTTTTCAGAGCACTATCGTACATTTGATTACTCTGTATATGAAGGATCTTATGTCAAAGTGGTTGTGAAAAACAAATTAAATCCATTTCTATTTGATGTCGTGATAGACAATCTCTACAAAGCAAATGCAGCAGATATATCTGTGGTAGAAGATTTTACTGAGATAATTGCTAATGATGACGAGTTGATTGATCAAGCAGAAGATACTATGACAATTCTATCCAAGTACATAGACAATCTATCTTTGAATGTAGAGAATGATAAACTGAAGAGCTTAATGCGTGAACTGTACGTAGAAGCCTTGAACACTGAGATTGAATGATAGTATTTAAAACTTTGCGATGGAAGAATCTTCTATCTACTGGTAACTATTTCACCGAAATAAAATTAAACGAGAACGCCAACACTCTGATTGTTGGTACAAATGGCTCAGGTAAATCAACAATGCTTGACGCTCTTTGTTTTTCTTTGTTTGGTAAACCATTTCGTAACATCAACAAGCCTAATCTCCTAAATAGTATTAATGGTAAAGATTGTGTTGTTGAAGTTGAGTTTACTATTGGTAATCGTGAGTACAAGATTGTTCGTGGTATCAAACCAAACATCTTTCAGATTTACCAAGATTCAGTTTTGCTGAATCAAGATGCGGCTGCTAGAGACTATCAAGACTACCTAGAGAAGTTTGTTCTCAAACTAAACTATAAGTCTTTTACGCAGATCGTTATTCTTGGTTCAGCATCCTTTACTCCGTTCATGCAGTTATCTGCTGCTGATCGTAGAACTATTATTGAAGATTTATTAGACATTCAAATCTTTTCTACCATGAATGGTTTGGTGAAAGATAGAATCGCAAACAATAAAGATTTGTTATTAGAAAAGAAAAGTGAAATTGAACTTGCGAAACAAAGATACGATCTTAAAAAAGAACACCACGAAAAGATTAGTCAAAACAATGACGAAAAGGTAAAAGAGTATGAGAAAGAGATACAAAGTTGCAGAGAAACCATACGCACCTTATGTGGAGAGGTTGACGACTTGGAAGGAAGGAAACAAAGTCTCACTGAGATATGCTCAAAGATTCCTGAAACTGAAAAGAAGATTGCTTCGTTTAAAAAAGTTGAATCGCAAATTGAAAGCAAGATATCCAAAGTGGGAACAGATAGAGAGTTCTATGAACACAATACTGATTGCCCAACCTGTAGGCAAGCCATTACCTTGGAGTCTAAAGAACGGCACATGGGCGAACTACTATCGAAACAACAGGAACTTTCTATTGGGTTAGAAGAATTACAAACAAAAATATCAACGCATGAAGGTCTGCTGAGAGTGATGCGTGGTGAAGAAAAAGAATTATCTAATGTTCGTATTCAATTAGCCACAACAAACACAAGCATCAACTCTTTGAACACTACGATTTCTAGACTTGAAAAAGAAATTAGAGAATTACAGGAAGATAATTCTAATATAGATCAAACCGAACTGAATACATTAGAAACACATATCAAACAAGCACAAGCTGAATTGAAACAGTTGATCGATGACCGTGCTTATTATGATGCTGCTTCGTTGTTGCTCAAAGACACTGGCATCAAAACCAATATCGTCAAACAATATTTACCAGTAATCAATAAGTTGGTGAACAAATACTTGACAAGCTTAGACTTCTTTGTTAATTTTAATCTTGATGAAGCATTCAAAGAAACAATCAAGTCCCGTCACCGTGATGACTTCAGTTACCATAACTTTTCTGAAGGTGAAAAGCAACGTATTGACATGGCACTGATGCTCACATGGAGAGCAGTGGCTAAGTTGAAGAACTCTACCAATACCAATCTACTGATACTAGATGAAGTGTTTGATTCAAGCCTAGATAATAATGGTACAGAAGAACTAATGAAGATATTACATTCATTAGAAGATGCTAATCTGTTTGTTATCAGCCATAAAGGTGATATACTTCAAGATAAATTTGCGAACACAATTAAATTTGATAAGGTAAAAAACTTTTCGAGGATAGTGAAATGAGTGAGATATTAACAATTGATACATCTGCTGGTGTACAACAAGTAGAAAGAGTTGACCCACTACAAATTTTTGGTGAAGATTATTTTATGCTTGGGCAAAAAATGCCAGAATATACTGGTGGATTTCCAGCACCAGCATTAGTTAATTTAGCCAAACGATTGAAGATGACTATGAAACTTTATTCTGGTCTTGGTCTTTCTGCTAATCAGTGTGGTGTTGCTGAGAGGATGTTTGTGATGGGTACTGATGAGTTTCAAGTTGTCTGTATCAATCCAAAAGTTATAGCACAAGGTGAAATAGTAAAAGACAAAGAAGGATGTTTATCGTTTCCAGGTTTGTTTCTTAACGTTGACCGACCACAGTGGATTGAAGTTGAGTTTACCGATGAGTTTGGTGACGTAAAGCAAGCAAGACTTGATGGCTTATCTGCTCGTTGTTTCTTACATGAGCTTGACCACCTCAATGGAATAAGATATACTGAACATGTTAAACCTCTTGCTCTAAAAATGGCAAGACAAAAAGCAAACAAGTTGGTGAAGAAGATCATCAGGAGAAACAAAAATGAAAGATTGGCAGCACGGGTATGAACTTGATTACTTGAAAGATTTAGAAAAGAGATACGCTCGTTATAATTCTTTTACCTATTCTCCATTTGCTCAAGTAAAAAAGAATACCATAGCAGAAGGTTTACACAAAAAAACACTTCATGTTCTGTGGGAAGATTCAATCTTAGATATAACACACGTTAAATCAAAAGGCAATATTACGATGCATGGTGACACTGTTATCGGTGTCAAACAAAAAGGCGATGTTGTATTCTCCAAACTTAATGGTGATCCTAAGATATTGGATATGGAAATAAGAAAATACAATCAAGACGCTTGGATGTATGTGTGGGCAGAAGATCCGATCATGAATGAGTTTGCCGAATCTATAGGCTTCTGTAAAGTTGCGCCGAAGATTACCTCTTTTGGTGAGATGTATATGATATACTATCGTGGAAGAAAGAGAGTTTTTCCAAAGTATGATATGGCAGAACTACAAAGTATATGTAAGATTCAAGATGTTGATGTATCATTGATCGATAAGATTGCTGAAAGATTGAATCAGTTACCACAGTTCACAAATCATTATAGCAACTACAATAAAGATAAATCTTGGTCAGCATTGTCTCTGCGTGGTTACACTGCTGACCCTGCGTTCATTACAAAACCAATTGAGATGAATGATAAGTGGAAAGAAGAACACAAAGAAGTTCAATTTGAATTACAGGACACATCTTTATATGAAAAATTCCCAGAGGTACGTGAACTGATCAAACCATTTGGAACAAATGTACACCGAGTTAGATTTATGAAGTTGAAACCTAATGGTGGTGAACTTGATAGACACACAGATCAAGTTGATCCTGATTCTGGTGGTACACTTGGTAAGCTTGCTCGTTTACATTTTCCAATTAAAACGAATGATAAAATGATGTTCACTGTATGGCATACAGATGGAACACCTAGATATGTGCACATGAAGAAAGGTGAGTGCTGGTTTTTAGACACACGCAAACCACATAAAGCAGTCAATGGTGGTGACGAAGAACGTATTCATCTTGTGGTGGACGTTATAACAGAAAAAAATTTACATGATAAAATAGTTGAGATATGAAATATTTTTATGAAAGAAACACAGAGTTTTTGAACTCTGAATTCAATAAAAAATTTGAAGAAATATTATGGATGTCCAAAGACGAATTTCGTGAATGGATTATTGGCTTACGCAAAATGATTGTACACAATTGGGATGTGAACGGTCAACCTCCACGTGTAGGTGCCAATGAAACAGAAATCGTTGAGCAATTTAATCAGATGACTTCATTTCCAGTATGGAAGTTTGAAGAGACTGATGAACTGACAAATGAAAAAGATGTGATTCGAAACACAAGTCTAATTGGTAACGCAGTTAATCAATGGTTTCCAACCATGATGAAAACTAAAATCAATTACACAAAGAATCATGAGAATGCTAAATCAATTTATGATTATTTTGCTAGAGATGATTTGCTAGAAAACTTTTTGACTTATGCTTCACGACATTTTAAACGTGATTCTTTTTACCATTATTCTTCACCTATTCGATTGAATCAAAAAATCGAAATAGGTTCTCTTGTATTCATGCCTAAAACAGCAGAAGAGTTTGTTGAATGGTTTGAAACCAAAGCACGTAATTTTGGTACTCATGATTACTGGTTAGATCAATTTTCAAATGACAACGAAGATGGTGAGTACACTGGCTACCTAAATCATTTAGACTATCTCAAAGAAAAAAAAGAACTGTTAATCAAACGTGATGACATAGAGAGACTTGGTGTTCCTGCTCAATGTCTAACAAATATCGACGCAACTCATTATAAGAAAGGTGTTGATACTTTTCGTATACGTTTGTTTGAAAAAGAACAGAAAATATTTCCAGTAGGATTTAAAGCTTTCCGTGTGTCGTTCTGTCAGTATGCGGTCAATTTTCCTCCATTAACAGCCAAATACTTGTACGAACGATACACGGAGCCTTTTAAGAATCAGCAACAGATTAACATCTATGACCCATCAGCAGGTTGGGGTGGGCGTCTGATTGGTGCTATGTCTATTGACGATGAACGAAACATTAATTATATTGGAACCGATCCTAACACAGATCACAATACAGATGATGGGCGCACAAAGTATCATCAGGTAGCAGATTTTTTCAACACAAAAACATATCGTGCTTACGGTTTGTTTCCTAAGACACACACATACGAAATCTTTCAGCATGGCTCTGAAGAGATACACAAAGACCCAGCGTTTCAAAAGTATAAAGGTGAGATAGATTTAATCTTTACTTCACCACCGTACTTTGCTAAAGAAGCATACTCAGATGACCCTGAGCAATCATACAAAAAGTTTTCTAGTTATGATTTATGGCGTGATGGTTTTCTACGTCAAACATTGGAAACTTGCTATGAGTATCTAAGAAATGATAGATACCTATTGTGGAATATTGCTGATGTAATTTTCGATAAAGAGTCTTTACCTTTGGAACAAGATTCAATTGACATTCTTACTGGTTTGGGTATGATATATAAAGGCAAGTTAAAAATGGCATTGGCATCTATGCCAGGCAGCAATCGTGTTGACCCAGATACAGGCTTACCGAATACCAAAAACTTCTGTAAAGTCAATAACATGTGGTTAAAATACGAACCGATATTTGTATTTTATAAACCTTGACAGAATTCCTTCCTTCTGTTATACTGAAAGTCGAATAACAGATTGGAGGAAAACATGTCAGATTTACAACAGTTTACAGATGAGCAAGAAGCAGAGTTTTATGCAGCTGCAGCTGATATTGTCAATGCATTAAATAAATTTGGACCTGATGTTTTGATAACAGCATTGAGAGCTTGTGATAAGATTAGCAATCTTATGATTCATGAAACATCTGAAGATGATGAAACTGACTTGACAAATATGGTGATTCCTGATACAATGTATGTTCAGTAATTGATAGGAATATCAAATGAGCAACATTCAAAACCAAAAGTCCGGTCTTGCCAAATTGATGGCGACTGAGAATCTCACAGTTCAACATGCTAAAACACAAACAGCATCGTTCGATCCTAAAAATCGTATTCTAACTTGCCCTATTTGGGAAAAAATGTCTGGTGATCTTTATGACTTGCTAATGGGTCATGAAGTGGGTCACGCTATCGATACACCTGCTGATGGTTGGCATGGTGCTGTTCATGATCGTGGTGCTAACTACAAAGGCTTTCTAAATGTAGTTGAAGATGCCCGTATCGAAAAACGTCAGAAACGCCGTTATCCTGGCTTGCGCCGTTCTTTTGTCAATGGTTTCGATGAGTTGATGAAGCGTGACTTCTTTGGTATTGGTAAACGTGAAGTAAATAGTTTTCCATTTATTGATCGTTTGAATCTATACACAAAGTCTGGTTATTCAATGCCTATTGCTTTTGACAAAAAAGAACAAGGCTTTGTTGACCGTGTTCAGCAACTTGAAACTTGGGAAGATGTTCTAAAACTCACTGAAGAGATTTGGGATTATTCCAAAGAAGAACAATCTCAGACTTTCATACCGCAAGATCAATTTTCCTTCAGTGATGAAGGTGATGAAGATGGTGAAATTGGTTCAGGCGATGGTGATACTGAGATCGATGGTAAAGGCAAACAAAAATCAAAAGCAAGTGCTGCTGGTGAAGGTGGTGATGATCAAAAAGAATCAGACTCATCTTCTGGTGGCAACACAGATGAACAGTCTGATGATGTTGATGGCAATGGTAATGTGATCAATCGAATCAAAGAATCACAAAGTGCTGATGATAACTTTGAACCACGTTGTGAAACGGATGAAAACTATCGTCGCAATGAAACTTCTTTGATTGACAAAAAAGCACGTGACTATGTGTATGTCAATTTACCAACACCCAATTTGAAAAGAATTGTCACACCAGCAAAACGTGTTCATGAACTCTTGACAAAAGATTTTTCTGAACAAAAACCAGAATCATATGAAACTATTGCTAATGGTTTGTACAATGATTTTCGTCGTAAAAACGAACGATTCATTTCACTGTTAGCAAAAGAATTTGAAATGCGTAAGGCTGCTGAAAAGTTTGCTAAAGCAAAAGTTTCTGACACTGGTGACATTGATGTTAGCCGAATCTTCAAATATCAAATTGATGATGCTATCTTCAAAAAAGTTATGCGTGTACCTAAAGGTAAGTCGCACGGCTTGATTCTGTTGCTTGACAAGTCTGGCTCGATGACTGACAATCTGGCAGCATCATATGAACAGATTTTGATTCTTGCTTCATTCTGCCGTAAAGTAAGCATACCATTTGCGGCATATGGTTTTGGTAACTCTGATGGTGTTCGTGACTTAGACTACCCATCTGAACAGAAGGCTGAAGGCTGGACTTATGGTTGTTTCAGTGAAACTCCTGGTGATATATTAGGTTCACCTGTTTACTTGCGTGAAATGATCAATTCCAGAATGGGCAACTCAGAATTTTCTAAAGCAGTCAAGAACATTCTGTGTCTAATGGATTCTTGGAGTAATCGTTATGGCTACAGAAATTCATCTGGTGAAAACTTTTATCGCCCAACATCCGATTCGTTGTCGAATACACCGTTGACTGAAGCATTGATTGCATCACAAACTATTATCAATGAGTTTCGTCAAGTAAATAATCTTGACATTGTGAATCTGTGTATTGTTCATGATGGTGATGCTGATTCAGTCAATAAGTATATGATGGCAGATGGTAGACATTCTTATTTCAATCAAAAATATAACAACGTATTTTTGGTAGATAAGAAAACAAAAACACAAGTATCTGTGCCAGAAAGTGAAGATGGTGTTCGTATCGCAGTTTGTAACTGGTTGTCAAAAACAACTGGTGTAAAGATTATTGGTTTCTACTTGACGCCTCATAATCACATCAAATCTGCTTTGCGTAACAAATTCTTTCACCCTGAAATAGATGATATTCGTGATGATTACAATCGTCGTTACGATTTTTACGACAAGCTTACCAAGTATCAAAAGATACTGAAAAAAGATAAGTATCTGGAATCTAATAATCCTGGCTACGAATCTTTCTTTTTCTTGCCTGGTGGCTATGAATTGAACGTTGATGATGAAGAACTGGAAATGCCAAATAAAGTTACCGCAACTAGTTTGACAAAAGCATTTAGTAAGTTCACCAAAAATCGTCAAATCAATCGGGTACTTGTGTCACGATTCATTGGTATGATAGCAATTTGATAACGAACTGCCACTTGACAAAGTGGTGGTTCTATTTTATAATGGTAGTTCTTAATGTGATTTGGAGTTTATATTATGACAAGTCGTTCTGAAAAGCGCCAGTTGTTTCTTGATGCTCTTTCCGCAACTGGTAAAACAGAAATTTCATTAAATGAAATTCGTGATCTTTCTGACAACATTGGTATTCCACTGCCTCAGTGGTTTGTCAAAGATGAAACTAACAAAGTAAAGCGTGGTGTCTACCGCATCCCGTCTACCCCTTCAGCACCCTCTATACAGCTTGCAGCGCAAGTTATTCCAATGGCTAAACGTGAAGATACTCAAGGTAATCGCATTGCTAATGTGACAACTGATCTTGAGATTGAAAATCTGATACCTGCTCAATATAGCAACTATGTTCCTTTTGGTAACTTTGAGGATGTGTTGTCAATTGTGAAATCTAACACGTTCTTCCCTGTGTTCATTACTGGTCAATCTGGTAATGGTAAAACAATGTCTATCGAGCAAGCTTGTGCTAAAGCAAAACGCAAGTTCGTTTGCGTATCAATGACACCCGATACTGATGAAGGTGACTTGCTTGGTAACTATGTGTTGATCAATGGTCAAATGGAATGGCGTGACGGTCCTGTGACTGTCGCAGCCCGTCAAGGTGCTGTTCTGTGTATCGATGAAATTGATTATGGTGCTCAGAATCTTTCTTGCTTACAGCGTGTTCTCGAAGGCAAACCGTTCTTGCTGAAGAAAAAAAATGAACTGGTAACACCTGCGCCTGGTTTCACTGTGTTTGCTACTGCTAACACAAAAGGTAAAGGTTCTGAAGATGGTCGTTACATGTTCACGAACGTTCTGAATGAAGCATTCCTTGAACGTTTCCCTAACACGATGGAACAGGATTGGCCACCATCACGAATTGAAGAAAAAATCATCAACAAAGAACTTGACTTTGTTGGTCGTGCTGATGCTGCTTTTGCCAAGAACCTTGTGACTTGGGCAAACGCAATCCGTACCACGTTTGCTGATGGTGGCTGCGATGAAGTTATTTCTACCCGTCGTTTGGTACACATTGTCAAAACGTTTGGTATCTATGGCGACAAACGTAAAGCGATTGAGTATTGCTTGAATCGTTTTGATGCTGATACCAAAGCTACCTTCTACGATCTGTATACTAAAGTTGATGCTGGTATCGATCCTGTTGCGGCAGCTGAACCTGAACCAGTAAAATCTGCTGCTGAATCCACAGAAGAAGTGCCATTCTAAGTCATTCTTAGCCAGAGAAAGTGTTGACGCACTTTCTCTTTTTTGTTATAATTTAGTTCAAAGCAGAGATTAGTCGCCTCTGCTCTTCTTTTTGTGCGACTATTTTTTATGGAGTATTTTGATGAGTAAGTCCGTTAAAGAAAAAATCCTTGCGTATCTTTCCAAGGATTCTGGCTATAACACACTAACTGTTGCACAGATCCGTGCTCGTTTTGGTATCACAAATGTATCTGCTCGTATTGAAGAACTGCGTTCTGAAGGTTACTGCATTTACACAAACAAGAAAACGCTTGAAGATGGTCGTCGCATCACCTACTACAAGCTTGGTAAACCAACTAAAGCAATGGTTGCTGCTGCTCATGCTACATTGGGTGGTGAGGCGTTTGCCTAATAAAGTTTGAAAACGGGTGGAGTAGGAGCATATATACATATGTGTTCCTACTCTTTTTTTATGGATAAATTATGCAACTACAAGTTAACCTTGAAGAACTAAGAAAAAACAAATTGTTTGTAGCGACACCAATGTATGGTGGCATGAATCATGGTTTGTATATGAAGTCGTGTTTGGACTTACAAACTATTATGATTCGATATGGTATTGAAACCAAATTCTCCTTCCTTTTCAACGAATCGCTAATCACACGTGCTCGTAACTATCTTGTTGACGAGTTTCTACGCACAGACTTTACACACATGATGTTCATTGACTCCGATATTCATTTCGATCCGAATGATATCGTTGCTCTGATGGCGCTCAACAAAGATGTTATTGGTGGTCCTTATCCTAAGAAGTCAATCAACTGGGGTAACATTGCTGAGACAGCACGTAAACATCCAGACCTTAATCCAAAAGAACTTGAAAATCTTGTGGGTGAATATGTCTTTAATGTTGTTAAGGGCACACAACAATTTCAAGTCTCTGAACCTCTAGAAGTTATGGAGATTGGTACTGGTCACATGATGATTAAGCGTCAAGTGTTCGAGAAGATGGAAAAAGAATACCCATTCATCAAGTATAAACCAGATCATATCGGGCAAG